TATAATATGTCAATTATGTCAAAACTGAAGAAGAATAGTAAAATCAAAACGTCCGAAGTTCTTGCTGAATCAAAGTTCTTTACTGAAAAAGAATTTATACAAACTGATGTACCGATGATCAATGCTGCTCTTTCAGGTGATGTTGAAGGTGGCTTAACGCCAGGTTTGACAGTGCTTGCCGGTCCTTCCAAGCATTTCAAAACTTCATTTGGTCTCATTATGGCTTCTGCATATTTAAAGAAATACCCAGAAGCTGTTATTCTCTTTTATGATTCAGAGTTTGGTTCACCTCAATCTTACTTTGAGCAATATAATATTGATACAAGTCGTGTTCTTCATACGCCAATTACAAACGTTGAAGAACTAAAATTTGATATTGTATCTCAGCTTGAAGAAATTGACCGTGATGATAAAGTAATTATTATGATCGATTCAATCGGTAACCTTGCTTCGAAAAAAGAGCTTGATGATGCGATGAATGAAAAATCAGTCGCTGATATGTCTCGAGCAAAACAATTGAAATCATTATTCCGTATGTGTACTCCATATCTTCAAATGAAAAACATACCATTGATTGCAATCAATCATACATATCAAGAAATTGGTTTATTTCCTAAAGCGATTGTATCTGGCGGCACAGGAATTTATTATTCAGCAAATACAATCTTTATTATTGGTCGCCGTCAAAACAAAAAAGGCACTGAAGTAACTGGTTATGATTTTGTTATTAATGTAGAAAAGAGCAGATATGTTAGAGAAAAGTCGAAAATTCCTATCTCAGTTAGTTGGGAAGGTGGTGTCATGGAGTATAGTGGTCTTTTGGATATTGCTATGCATGGTAATTATGTTGTTAAGCCTAATAATGGCTGGTATCAGCGCATTGATAGAGATACTGGAGAGTTTATTGGCCAAAAGGTCAGATTAGATAAAACTCTTACAAAAGAATTTTGGGATCCAATCTTTACTGAAACCGATTTTTCAGAATATATTAAGAATACTTTTAGTATAGCAGCAACAAAGGTAGTTGATTTTAATATTGACGAGGTTGATGATGTTACTTGAAAAAATAGATTATGAATTATGTGAAGCAAGTGGTGATGAAAAGTTTTGGAATGTAAGGATTCTGGCCGGCAAATATGCCGGCACAGAGTTCTATTACGGAAACATAAAACTTTCAGAAGGTAAACTCAAATATCATGTAAAAATAGTTGAATCAACTATAGCTGATCTTCGTACTACTGACAAACAATTTCAAAAACATTGCGGTAAGATATTAGAATCGCTTATGATTGCAGAAGAAGAAAGTACTGAATAAACTATTTACATTTATGCCATATTATGATATAATGATTCTATCAAAAACGAAAAGTGAAATTACATGAATAATTTAGAAAATATCAGTACTCAAACAGTCATCTTAAAGAACTTACTTACGAATGAAAAGTATTTAAGAGAAGTTATTCCGTTTATTAAACCTGAATATTTCGAAGGTGTTTGTAAAAAAATCTTTTCTGAAGTTGTTGACTTTGTTGGTAAATATAATTCATTGCCAACTGTTGAATCTCTCAAAGTCAAAATGGATGAGTCAGATAAAATCAATGACAATGAATATAACGAAGGTGTTCAGTTATTACCTATGCTCTTTACGCCAGAGAATATTGATAATGCTTGGCTTAAAGATGCAACTGAAAAATGGTGTCAAGATCGAGCATTGAATAATGCAATTTACGAATCAATTAATATTATTCAAGGTAAAAACAAAGTAAGTGGTAAAGATGCTTTACCGGCTCTTTTGTCTGATGCTCTTTCGGTGAGCTTTGATCTCAATGTAGGTCATGATTATATTGACAATGCAAACGAACGTTTTGATTATTATAATTCAGCCGAAGATTGGAAGCTACCATTTGATATTGATCTACTCAATACAATTACTGATGGCGGTCTTGTTCGTAAATCTTTGAATATTCTTTTGATGGGTACTGGTGTTGGTAAAAGTTTGGCAATGTGTCATTTTGCTGCAGCGAATATTCTATCTGGGTATAATGTTCTTTATATTACAATGGAAATGTCCGAAGAAAAGATTGCTGAAAGAATCGATGCGAATTTGCTTGATGTGAATATCAAAGATGTACCAAATATGACAAGACAAAAGTTTACATCAAAGATTGATGCGATCAAAGACAAATCAAAAGGTTCTCTTGTCATTAAAGAATATCCAACATCACAAGCAAATACTAATCACTTTCGTGCTCTTCTCAATGAACTCAAGCTTAAAAAGAAGTTTATGCCTGACGTGATTTACGTTGATTATTTAAATATTTGCGCTTCATCTAAAATCAAAGGTTTATCAGGCGGCGTTAATTCTTATACGTATATTAAATCAATTGCAGAAGAAATGCGTGGTCTTGCAGTTGAGTTTAATATTCCAATTATGTCTGCAACTCAGGTCACAAGAAGTGGTTATGGTAATTCAGATGTTGAATTGACCGATACATCAGAATCATTTGGTCTTCCGGCTACTTGTGATGTGATGCTTGCAGGTATCAGTAGTGAAGAACTTGAGCAAGCTGGCCAGCTTATGTTCAAACAATTGAAAAATCGTTATAATGATATCAATCAGCATCGAAGATTCGTTGTTGGTATCGATCGTCCTAAGATGCGACTCTTTAATGTTGGTCAAGATCAACAAACTCTTATGAAAGAACCAACTCATGTAGATACTCCATCATTTGATAAAACACGTATTGGTAGTCGATTAGCAAATCTTGAAGGTATTAAATAGGATAAATATATTATGAGCGAAATTCAATTAAAAAATAAATCGATAATAAATCAGCTTGATTCATACGTAGATGAATTTTTTGATCGAGTTGACTATAAGAACGAGCTATATAAAGTTTCTTCTCATGAATATGGTATGCATATAAAACCTTCTTATTTCATGTCAGAAAAGTTTCTTCGTGAATGGAAATTACAAATGCCACATAGTGGCTTTCCAGAAGAACATATGGCAATGCCTATGTCAAACATTGTACGCCATCGCCAAGATTTAAAGGACTTTGAAACAAGAGTTCGTAATGGCTTTTCGGAAGATATTGGTGCTCATTCATCAGCGCTTTTTAATTATTATCCTCCAGAAGGTGGTGTTGGTTGGCATACAAATTGGAATGCTTCTGCATATCAAGTATTGTTTACATGGTCTCGTGATGGAAATGGTTTCTTTCGTTATTACGATAAAGCGAAAGATGAAGTAGTTACAATTGAAGACAAGCCAGGTTGGCAAGCAAGACATTACTTTTTTGCTGAAGAATCTGATGTTGATAACCATTGTTGGCATGCTGCATATACAGAATGCGATAGAATTACTCTGGCATATAAGTTTATTGGTGAAGAAGCAATTCCGCTTCGTGATGATTTGATTATGGAACTTGAAGATGAAACGGGTAATTAAACAAAGAGATCCAGCTTGGAAAATGCTCACGGCTTTAAAAAAGTCTAACGCAAGTGGATCTCATGGGGATAAAAAGAAAGAAATCCCAAGAAAAAATAAACATAAGAAAGGAGTAGAAGATGATTAGAATTCTAATATTATCATTTATACTTTCGACTTTTACATTATTTTCATTTGCTTATGGACAAATAGCAAGTGATGAAATTGAATGCTTAGCGAAAAACATTTATTTTGAAGCAAGATCAGAATCAATTGATTCGAAACGAGCTATCGCTTGGGTTACGTTGAATCGAGTTGTTTCAAACAAATATCCAAATACTATTTGCGATGTTGTATACCAAGCAAAGACATCAAATTGGTGGAAAAAATACAATGGCTCAGATGTTCCTGTAAGAAATCAATGCCAGTTTTCGTGGTATTGTGATGGTAAGCCGGATAATATATATGACTATATAGCATATCAAAATGCAGAATCAGTTGCTTGGTATATTATTATGGTTTATGGCCGTGAATATGATCCAACAAATAAAGCAACTCATTATCACGCTTATTATGTAAAACCAAATTGGGGTAAAAAAGAATTTAAGACAGCTCAAATTGGCTCTCATCTTTTTTATAAATTACCTTAAGGGTTGCGTCTCAATTCGCACGCGTGGGTCCACGGTTAGGCCCACAACTTTAAAGGAATATATAATGCAACATACTATTGAACAATTAATACAAAAAATAGAAGCAATGAAAAACGAAGCAATTGCTTTACATCGTGAAAGATGTAGATATTCAGCTAACACTGATATAACTTACGATAAAAAATTATGTGAATATATGCTTTCTAATATACAAGCTCTTGCGGGTGATATATATAATGATAGAGAAGGCGATGAAATTAAAACTGAAATGGAATATAAAAAATTATGAGTGAAGAAATTCAGGCAAAAGTGAAATTAAAAATTGGTATTGTCGGTCATGGCTTTGTTGGTAAAGCTGTTGAATATGGTTTTACGACAAACGAAACTGAAATGTTCTTGGTTGATCCAAAGTTAGGCACAACAATTGATGACCTTATTGATTGGGAACCAAACATGACATTTGTTTGCGCGCCAACTCCTATGTTAGACGATGGTGGTATTGATGCGACAATCGTACAAGATGCAGTATTGAAGCTATGTCATCACGCAAACTCTGGTATTATTATTAAGTCAACAGTAACGCCTGATATTATGGATACTATTATTGCTTCGATTGATCCAGAAAAAAGAAAAAAGGTTGTCTATAATCCTGAGTTCTTAACAGAAAAATCTGCTAACGAGCAATTCATTGAACCTCAATTTCATATTATGGGTGGTGATCCAGAAGCAACTGCAGCACTTGAAAAAATATACGAACTCTTTTCATTTTGTAAGCCATGTCCAGTTTATAAAATGACGGCAGTCGAAGCATCATATGTCAAATATGCAATCAATACTTTTCTTGCAACAAAGGTTACTTTCTTCAATCAGTTATACGATTCAATCGAAAGATTTGGTGGTAACTTCTCGACTATTATTAATGCAATTGGTGCTGATTCACGTATTGGTTATTCACATACTCGCGTTCCTGGTTTCGACATGAAGCGTGGTTTTGGTGGTGCTTGTTTCCCAAAAGATATGGCTGCATTCGTTGACTTTGATGATCAACAAGAATTATTGAAATCTGTTATAAAAATCAATAATAAATATCGTTCTGAATACGAACTTGATGATCGTGAAAAAGAACAGCATGTTTCATATAACTCTACAACAGAAGAAGATGATAGCCAAGCGGATCAATATAAATTGTTTGAAACTAATTTTTAAAATCTTTTATTATTATAAATAGACTTATATTACTTTAATGGGATCACTGATGTATGAAAAGTTTCAAGAGTTATACCAACCTTCATGAACAGGCATTAAACGAAGAAATAATTCCATCCGACTTTTTTGATGGATTTGAATTTGAGGTAAACTCAAAGGCATCTTCAAGTAAGAGAACTGTTTATCGGGTACGTTCTAGTGATAGGGATACAGACAGAGATGAGATATTAAGAAGATTGCGTCAAGCTGGAATTGATGCAAAACTTTCAGATACTTCTTCATCTAGCGTCGACCCTATTGACGGCACTTTTGATGATAAAGCTTTTAGAATTGAAGTTAAACCTCTTGCTGGTGGTATGGGTGAAACAACACTCAATTCAAGTATCACTGAACTATTTCCATGTATCGCATTTGAACTAGGATACAATCCCGAAAATATACAAGACTTTCATGAATGGTTATTGACCGTTGATACTAGAAAGCTTGAGTGCGTTGATCCAAAAGATACAGTTGCTGCACGAGAAACAATTAATAAAGCAGATACCTCAACTAAGTTTGAGGACAAGATGAATAATGCAATGGCAATATTGCAGTTTATTAAAGACCAACATAATGATAAACAGATTCAAAATGTTTATTGGGGATATCGTGCAAAACCAGCTGGTGTTCCTAAATCACATCCAGGCGATATGTTTATCAAATATAAAGATAATAAAATTTTAGGCGTTAGTTTAAAGGCTGGTGGTAAGAAAACTTCTGAACCACAACTTAATACATATGTAAGACCAGTATTTACTGCAATGGGAGAAACTAAAGCACTCGATGCATTACGAAAACTTTCATACGAGCAAGTATACTCTAAGATTGATGGAATGCCATCACTTGATTCTTTTGACGGTGGCGCAAATGGTAGACATAAAGATAGAAGAGCAACAGAGAAAACTCTAAAAGAATATGACAAAGCGAACAATCGTTCTTATGAAGAAGATTACGATACAATGTTAGAAATTATGAGAAAGGGTATTGTTAATTTATTTAATAAAAATAAGATTACAACACTTAAATATATTAAAGAAGAAATTTTAAGAGATGCACCAGATGTTCCTACTATTGTTATTAAAGCAATTGACAGTTCATACGAAGAAGTAACAGATAGAGATGCAGTAGGAGTATTCCTACCACAAGTTAAATTTGTTAAAGCAATGTCATCTCCAAAGTCAAAACAAAATTGGTTTATTATCTTGAAATCTGGAGATGATAGTCTTACAATGAATATGTCAATACGTTCAAATAAATCTGGGCATGCTGGTAAAAAGAAACTCGGGCAATTCCCTACAGGACTTGCAGTTAAATATAACGGACTTGCTAAATGATTGAGTTAGAATAATATGCAAAAATTTAGACATTTTATAGCTGAACAAAAAAATACTCATATGACTCATATCGAAGATTCTGTCATTTATGGTGGCGTCGACGGAGTACGTCAAGCAATTAACGGCCTTCGCGAGTTACGTAATATGTTACAAGGTCAGCACAAAGGATCAATATCTGCCAAATGGGATGGAGCTCCTGCTATTTTTGCTGGTATCGATCCAAGAGATGATCAATTCTTTGTTGCTAAAAAAGGTATTTTCAATAAAGAACCAAAGGTATATAAGACAGCAGCTGATGTTGAAGCCGATACTTCTGGAGATCTAGCTGATAAACTCAAAGATGCTTTAGAATATTTACCGTCGCTTGGTATTAAAAACGTATTACAAGGTGATTTTTTATATTCCAATGATGATCTAGAAACAAAAGAAATCGATGGTGAAAATTATGTCACGTTTCACCCAAATACAATTGTCTATGCTGTCCCAGTAAATACGCCGATGGCTGATGAAATATTAAAGAGTAAAATTGGTATTGTATGGCATACGTCATATAGTGGATCTACGTTTGAAACAATGAAAGCAACATTCGGTGCTGATGTAAGTGGCCTAAATAAGTCCTTAGATGTATGGTCGCAAGATGCTATGATTACAGATTTAAGTAATGCTACATTATCAGTGAGAGAAACAAATGACGTAAATCAAAAGCTTTCTCAAATTGGAGTTCTTTTTAATAAGGTATCAGCCGATACTCTCCGTGATATTGAAGCAAATCAATCTCTGGCTCAGACAATCGAAACATTTTCGAATACAAAAGTCCGTAAAGGTTCATACATTAAAAATACGACAAAACATACAAATGATTTAGTTAAATATATTAATGATAAATTCCAAAAAGAAATAGACAAACGTAAAACTGAAAAAGG